AAAATACTACGAAGAAATGGAACAAAAAGAACTAGAACACCAAGAAAATGCAAGAGGAGTGCAAGATGAAACAACAGACCCAATCACGCCAAGACATTTAAACTATTTAAAATGCGTATTGATTAGCCAATTACTATTGGAAGCAAACGACGAGTTAAAAGGCAGCGTAGGATTCAAACAAAACGTAAAGCTACAAGTAAANAAAACATCNAAACTATTGGAAGGAATATACCAAGAAGGNTTTAATACTGTTTACGGCAATAANCCTGAAATGTGTACCAATGTATTNAATAAAATAGATGGCTTAATACACAAGATTAAAACGGCTTCTATTGATGAGTTGGTAATGATTGACGCTTTAGTAGATAGTTATTTCACAAACAAAGAAGAACATAATAAAAACCAAACAGCAGAATTTACTAAATTAAATTAATATGTATATAAATATAGAACTAAAAAAAGCAGAAAGAAAAGATTATTATAAATTCAGTGTAAACGGAGTTAAACTCGGTGAGTGGGAACGTTCTGAATTAAGGCACTTAATAGAAACCATAGACAATAAGATATGATTTTAAAAGAAGATTCTTTAGAAGCACTTAGGATATTGCGAGATTTAGCTGAACTTCAAAACGGTTCGCCACTTCCTACATACGAAAAGGAATACGATAAAACAATGACAGAAGCGTGGGATTTACTAAATAAATATAACCCAATTATAACCAATATTTGGGACAAAAAATAAAATATAAACAATGAGATTAAATATATTAAAACAAGCAGTAAGCGATAAATTTAAAGTAAACTTAGATGAAAGCTCAAGGAAACGAAAGTACGTATATGCAAAAAAAGTATTTTGTAAATTAGCCAGAGATACAGGAGCAACGTTTAAAACCATAGGAAATGAAATAAACACAAAGCACTGCAACGTATTATTCCACGTTAATAGCGTTGATGTAATTGGCTACGAAGATAAAGACAAACACGATGAACTCATAGATGAACTAGGTTTAGATTTTTCAAAGCCGTTTTTTGACATAGAAAAAGCCAAAATTAAAAAAGAAATAATCCGCACAACAGACAGCGATACACTTAAACGTATTAAAAGCATTACAGACGTTATATCTGAATGGGATATAGAAACACTAAAGGAATTTAAACAAACACGACTAGAACCGTTTAATGCATCATTAAAGCATAGAGTAATGCCCAAGACAATAAAGGAAGTAAAAGGAGCGTTATTAAACAACCGAGTTAAGAATCCTGTATTGTGTTAGGTGCAAAATAAAATACATTTGTTTATATATTATTAAGGGATAACTATCTAGCTATCCTTTTTTAATATTATAATTATGGCATACGAAACACAAGATTTAATTGACCAAAGCCTAGAAGCTATAAAAACGCATAACCTTATATTTATAAATGATATATTTGCATATACCCCGTTTGTAAGAAAAACATTTTACGACCATAAATTACACGAAAGTAACACTATAAAAGACGAACTATCAAAGAACCGAATTAATATGAAAATATCAATGAGGGATAAATGGTATAAAAGCGAGAACGCCACGCTTCAAGTTTGCCTTATGAAACTGATAGCAGACGAAGATGAAGCCCACAGATTGAACGGTACTAAGCGTGAAATTAAAGACACGACAGTCGATAAAGAGATTAATATAAACATCCGTAGGTAATTGGATATAGATGTAAACGTAGTATTTGAACATTTATTAGATAGTAAGACTAAGATAGTAGTTGAGCAAGGTGGTACAAGGTCTGGTAAGACTTTTAATATATTGATGTATATTATATTCCACTACTGTCAAAAGAACAAAGGTAAAACAATAACCATTTGTCGTAAAACATTCCCTGCTGTTCGGTCATCTGTAATGAGGGATTTCTTTGATATACTAAAGACCCATAACAAATATGACGAAGCCTATCATAATAAGTCAAACAGCGAATATACACTAAATGGAAACATAGTTGAGTTTATAAGCGTTGACCAACCCCAAAAAATTAGAGGACGTAAAAGGCATTTTCTTTTTATCAATGAAGGTAATGAGTTAGACTTTGAAGATTGGCAGCAGCTTGTATTTAGAACCACAGAGAAAATAGTAATTGATTATAATCCTTCAGACGAGTATCATTGGATTTATGACAAGGTATTAAATAGGGATGATGTAGAATTTTACAAAACCACATACCTAGACAATACATTTCTTGACCTTAGTATTATTAAAGAGATTGAAAGGTTAAAAGAAACAGACGAACAATATTGGCAGATATATGGCTTAGGTGAAAAAGGAATAAGCAAAGCAACAATATTTAATTACTTTGAAGTACCACACATTCCGATTGATGCTGAACTTGTTTCATTTGGTGCAGATGCAGGATATACAAATGACCCAAGCACGTTGGTAAGCGTTTACAAAAAAGACCACAACTTATATATCAAAGAACACTTGTATCGAACTATGATGACTACAAGTGACCTGAGCAACCATTTCAAACAAGAGGGTGTAGGACGAAACCCTATTTACTTTGATGCAGCTGAACCTCGATTAATAGACGAACTCAGAAGGATGGGCATAATATACAACCAAGTTTAAAGGGGAGGGATTCGGTTAATGCAGGGATTGATTTACTGAAACGTTTTAAGATACATTTAGTGGGTTCTGATGACAATTTGATAATGGAGTTTAGGAATTACAAATGGGTGACAGATAAAACAGGAAAGCTAACAAACACGCCTGTCGATAAAAATAATCATTTGATTGATGCGGTCGATATGCTACCTATTCAATAATGAGCAGACCAAACTTCGGTAAATATGCCGTGTCATAAATGAAACAAAAAATAGTATATTTGTGTATTGTATGAAACGTTAATTAAAAAAAAAGGTGTATCTTTGTAGGAAACAAAAACAAAATATTATGGCAGATATTACAATGTGCGAAGGTAAAAAATGTAAAAGCAAACATACTTGTTATAGATATAAGGCTGACCCGAATATTTTTAAACAATCGTATTTCATAGAATCTCCTATTAAGGATTCAGGCTGTGAGTATTATTGGAACTTTGAAAAATAACCAATCGTTATAATTAAAAGCGAAAATTATAAAAGAAACGAAAATTAAATTTCTTGGCAATGGCGATGATGACCTAAAAGATACGGTGCATTTTGTTATGAAAAATGGTGGAGATTTTACTTTATGTGGATTAACTCTTGACGGAGATAGAATTACTTGTGGGGATTATTATGAAACCAAAGAAAATGTTAATTGTAATAATTGCCGAAAAATTGTTGACTACTGCAAGTCAATTAAACGGAATTGGTAGCCATTAATTATATAGGCGTTTTTTTGTTTTAATACTTTCTAAAATATTAAGTCTTTGTTTATATATTAATATGAAAGTAAAAATACAGATACCTACAAGTTTAAACGAAATCACATTAGGACAATATCAAGAATTTTCAAAGTTAGATTCTAAAAAGGAATCCGATGTACTTTTGAAGATGGTTGAGATATTTTGCAAAGTGCCTGTTGATGTTGTTCGCTCAATGATGGCAAACGATATCAAAGATATTTGCGAAATCATTAATAAGATGTTTGATGTAGAACATCAGTTGATAAATAGATTTCAATTAGGCGGTCAAAACTTTGGTTTTATACCAGACTTAGAAAATATGAGCTTTGGAGAATATGTGGATTTAGACACCTTTATTGGCGACACGGATAATTTACACAGAGCTATGAATGTTTTATTTAGACCGATTGATTTAAAACAAAGCTCACGTTATACGCTTAAGGATTATGACCCTGATACAAACGAGGTAGCAAAAGATTATCCTTTAGATGCAGTTTTTGGTGCAATGGTTTTTTTTTACAATTTAGGCAAAGACTTGTCAATAGTTATTCTGAACTCTTCGAGCAAACAGAACGAGGAGAATTTAGTGCAATATCTGGGTTCACTTCCAAATGGGGATGGTACAATTCAATCTATGCAATCGCTAACGGAGATATTACAAGATTTGAATATATCACTAAATTAAACGTTCACGAATGTTTGACTTACTTAACATACACAAAAGAGAAAAACGAAATTGAAGCAAGGAATATAAAAAGTAAATTTAACTAAAATGGCATATACAGGAATCAGAGGTTTTTATTTATTAACCCAAGCGATAAAAGACCAATTATTAGCAGACGTAAATGTGAATACAGTTACAGAGGGCGACCTATTTGACGTTGATTTGTCTAAGCAAACAATATTTCCATTATCTCATTTAATAGTTAATAGCGTGACAGCACAAGAAAGCGTTTTAAGGTTTAACGTTTCTGTCTTAGCAATGGATATAGTGAATGAAAGTAAAGAATCAACTTTAGATATATTCATAGGTAATAACAATGAGCAAGATATTTTGAATACTCAATTAGCAGTGCTTAATAAGTTGGTGCAGGTTTTAAGGCGTGGCGATTTATACGATGACAAATTTCAATTAGATGGTGACGCAAATTGCGAACCGTTTGTTGATAGGTTTGAAAACAAAGTGGCAGGGTGGACAGCTACCTTTGACGTTATGGTAAATAATGACATCAGTATATGTTAGCAGATAAAGCCCTACAAGAAGAACTAAACAAGTTCGCCAAATATGTTATACAACAATCCAGAAGCAATTTATCTAAAAGCGGTAAGAACGTTTCTAAGGAACTTTATAATAGCTTAGGGTATAAGGCAGAAGTAACAACTAAAGGAGCTGAATTGGGCTTTAGTATGGAGCAGTACGGTGAGTTCCAAGATAAAGGGGTTCGTGGTAAAACGTCAAGTGCTAAAGCACCAAATAGTCCGTTTAGGTTTGGAAGTGGCACAGGTAAAAAAGGCGGTTTAACAAATAGTATTGATAAATGGGTAAGGCGTAAAGGTATTCAATTTAAGGACAGAAAATCTGGTAGGTTTTTAAGTTACAAAAGTACAGCGTTTTTAATATCCAGAAGCATATACCAGAAAGGAATTAAACCTAGTTTGTTTTTTACTAAGCCATTTGTAGCAGCGTTTAAAAGATTACCAGATGAATTGATAGAAGCGTATTCAATAGGGCTAGAAAAAGATTTAATAAAATTAACAGAAAAATAAAATGGCAAAAATTAATGCAAGAAGCCCGTACTATGTATATTTCACAACAGACAACTTAGAAGCTGCTGAACTATCAATATGGATATATAGTGGCACTCAAACGGTTTCAAAACCCGTCACGCCTACATACGTTTTAAATGCTTTGGCGATTAATAATGAGGTTAATTTTGAAATAGCTGAATTAATAAAGGATTATATTACTTATGATGCTAGTGAGATTGAAACACCAATAGTATGGGTTGATTACCAAATAAGAAAAATTGTGAGTGGTCAAAGCGGATTAGAACCTTTAAGTCTAAACAAAGGCTTTTACGGGTTTGGATACTTTGAAGATGGTGTTAATCCACAAAACAATTCAGGGTTGTTACAATCAAACAATATAATCGTAAAGCTAGACGATGCACCTGTTTATTTAGCTGTTGATACTAGTAGGGTTTCTAATGTTTTATTTTATTCAAACGGTCAAGAAGTTTACAAGCGTAATATATCAAGCTCAACCAACTCAGATTTGCAGATAGAATACGTCACAAATACAGTAAGTCCTTCTGACGAGTTTAAAGATAGGGTTTTAAATGAGGGGGGAATTTTTGAGGACAGTTTATGTTTGAATGAATTTTTAAGCGAATTAGCTTTGTTTCCTGTTGATACTATTTATGTAAATAGAATTGATGGAGTTGATTTAATTAAAGTTAAAAATATAGAAGAATGTAAATACGAACCTTTAAAAATTAGCTTTATAAATAAATTCGGAGCTTTACAAGGTGTTTGGTTTTTTAAACGTAGCAATAAAGATTTAAATACTTCAAAAGAATCATTTAAAAGGAATACCTTAGTAGCTAATAATTATCAAATAGATAAACACCAACAAAAAAACTTATTTAAAAAAGGTAATGAAAAAATGACTTTAAATTCTGGGTACTATCCAGAAGATTATAATGAAGTTTTTAAACAAATGCAACTAAGTGAAGATGCGTGGATAGAAATAAATAACGAGGTGTTACCTATTAACATAAGCGACTCAAGTTTTAGTTACAAGACTATTCTAAATGATAAACTAATTAACTACACTGTACAAATTGATTTTGCTTTTGACACTATAAATAACATTAGATAAATGCAGATAATAGACTTATATATAAGAGGTGGAAATAAGTACATTGGTCAAGGCTCTTTTCCTACGACAACCAGAATTGTAGATACTGCGACAGATTTTACAATAGGAGAGTTTAAAGTTGGTCAATTAATTAAAAACTTAAATTCTGGGGTAATTGGGCGTATAACTGCAATAGCACCAAGCGGAAATGCTAATGCTTTAGATATAGAAGGAGGTAATTTCAATGGAACAAATCAAGACTATCAAATTTATGACGATTATATAAAATTAGAATTATTTAAAGATGAAAGCGTTTCAATTACAGATACTATTCAAAACGTAAAAGACCCAGCTAAGATATTTGCACCTTTCAGTCAACAATTTAGTATTCCTGCGTCTAAGCATAATAATAAATTTTTTAAACATTATTACAATAGTGAAATTAACAATAGCTTTGACGCCAGATTTCAAGGCGATGGGCTTATACAATTAAATGGCATAGATTATAAAATAGGTAAATTACGTTTAACTTCTGTTGAGTTAAAAAACAATATAGCTTATTCTTATAAATTAGTATTTACAGGTGAAACGGTAGAATTTAAACAAATACTTGCAGAAAACGAATTAAGTTCGTTAATATATCCAGATGAATTTAATTTTGAATATATAAGTGATTTTGTTAAAAGCAGGTTATTAGGTTCTTCGGTTAATGAAGATGTAATATTCCCACTTATAACGCATAGTAAAAATATGCGATACGGATATAATAGTAATATTGGATATAAAGATGCTATAACAAATACTTACTTAAATTACTCAGATTTAAAACCTGCAATAAAAGTTAAATCTATATTTAATGCAATAGAGAAAACATATCCACAAATCAAATTTAGTAAAGAATTTTTAAATAGTTCTGTTTTTAATTCTATATATTTATGGCTTCATAGGGAAGAAGGATATTTATCAAATGCAGATGAGGGTGGAGCAATTAAAAATATAACTACTAGATTTTACAAACAAGATAATATCAATAACCAAGAAACTAATTATAATTTTGTTAGTGGTAAAGAATTGAGGGTAGCAAAACCTTATCTTGACACTGGTTTAATTAAAGACGACATACCTATTTTCGTTGGTTATATATTTAACTTACAAATTAATTGCACAGACCCAGAAAGAGAATATACAGTTAGTATTTTAAAATCATCTGATAATTCAGAATTATTAGTTCAAGATGGAGAGGGTTCTCAAACATTTACTTATGAATTTAGTACTCTAAATTATGGGGAAGAAGATATTGATGTTTATATAAAAATAGATACAGAAAATACTTTAGGTATATCCCAAACATTGCAAGTTCAAAAAGTCGATTTAGACGAATCGATTGTTTTAGATACGGGTAATTATGAAAAAGTTGCATCTGTTGAAGAAAATACTATAAAAATAAATAATCATTTACCTAAAATGAAAATATTTGATTTTATAAAAAATATATTCACTATGTTTAATTTAACTGCATACAAAGAAGATGGTATTATAACAGTATTACCTTTAGATGATTATTACAATGCAGGCAAAGTTTACGACATAACAAAATATGTAGATACAAGTAAAAAAACCGTATCTAAGTTATTACAGTTTAGGAATATGAATTTTAATTTTAAAAGCAAAAAATCATATTTAGTACAATATTCAGAAGAAATGCAAGGTAATAAGTTTTCAGATGAAAGCTATGGAAATAATGAGTGGGATGGTGGAAACTATAAAGTTGAGGTTGATTTTGAAAAAATGATGTATGAAAAATTAACGGATGAACAAACAGGGGAATTTAACTAATATTGTTCAAGGTGCTATGTTAGATAAAAAGTTTGAGCCAACAGTAGGTAAACCGCTTTTATTCTTTGGGATAACACACCAACAAATGGAAATAATATAGAATTTCAAAATCCAGATAACACAATAAGTTACTTAACCTCATACATCAGACCCTCTAATGGTTTGGTAAATTTTTCAACGGGGTATATTAGTAACACTTTAAATTTTGGTATTGAAGTTGATGAGTACACATTAACAACAGGAAGCGACACGCAAACTTCGTCAAATGATTTATTTACAAAATATTATAGAAATTACGTTGTTAATTTATTTGCTAGAAATTCAAGAAAAACAAATGTATCTGCATACTTACCGTTAAATATAATTTTAAAATATAGGTTAAACGATATATTTATTATAGGCACAACCAAATATAGGATAAATTCAATAAAAACAAATCTACTTACAAATAAGAGTGATTTAGAACTTTATAACTTAATTGAAAATGCAGCACAAACTTTAAATGGACAAAGACAGTATTTAGGTAGAGTTGAAAACTTGCAAACTACAAGTAAAACAAGTAATTCCGTTAATTTAGAATGGGATGAAATTACAAGTACAAACCTTTTAGGTTATGAAATTTATGTAGATAATGAGTTTTGGGATTTCAACTCTATTGGAGATTTAACAGCAGGGGTTGATTCTTTAGATAGTGATACAACTTATAAATTTTCACTAAGAGCAAAATATGACATTGACGGAATTGAGTTCGGAGCATTTGACACCGATTTATTTGAAACAACATTAGAAACACCATTAGAAACACCACCTTTGGCAGGAAAGAGAAAGTAAATTATGATAAAATTAATAATTGAAAGTTTAAAGCACGCAAACGGAGAAACCGAAAACCTCCGAATCGCACAAGGCAAATACAAATTACCAACCACTTTAAAAGAGGGTTACAAAACACTTAAACAAGAGATAAAATGGCATTAGTAAAAACTATAATTTTAAAAGCCGACACTAAAGGTGCTGTCAAAGGGGTTGATGATTTAGATAAGTCTTTAAGCAAAACAGAGGTAAGTCAGAAAAAACTAAAAAACGCCACAAAAGACACAACAAAAGCACAAGACGCATCTAAAAAATCAGCACAAAGAAACGCTGCTGGATTTGAAGCCGTTAATAAAGCAACGGGTGGCGCAATAAGGGGTGTCAGAGGATTAATAAAACAAATGTGGCTTCTCGTAGCTAACCCAATAGGAGCGGTTGTTGCTGCCCTTGTGCTAGGTTTAACTGCATTATTTAAGGCTTTTGCTTCTACAAAAGGGGGAGGCGAAAAGTTAGCTCAAATGATGGCGGGGGTTAGTGCTACTATTGACGTGTTAAGGGATAGAGTTTTAAAAGTAGGTGAAGCACTTGTTAAGTTTTTTACTGGGGATTTTAAAGGTGCTTTAGAAG